TGTCCTCGTGCCGCGTCTGGAAATGCGTCGAAGCATGTTCCAAGAATTGCTGATGCCTGAATACGATGATCGCCTGATCGTTGATTACGTCACGCCGGTCATGGAAGACAAAGAGTTCGAACTCAAGGTCGCGATGGCTGCACCGTGGGCAATGGAAGCCAACGAGTGGAGAGCCATCATGGGTCGCAGTGATCTGGAGCAGTTCAAGGATGTGGTGTTCGTGCCGCCATCTATCACGCCGATTCGTGTAGACGATCTGCTGCCGCCAACGAATGTCGATCTAGGCCCAACGCCAGAGCAGGAGACGCTGGTCGTAGAGCCAGAAGAAGACGCACTGACTGTCGAAGAACTTCAGAGCAAGGCAAACTATCGCGGCACGGACATTAATCTTGAACCGACTGCTGGCATGAGAAGCGAAGCTAAGAAAGCTTTGGCATGGAGAGCGGAATTCAATCGCGGCGGTACAGAGGTTGGCGTCAATTCGGCTCGGCGCATTCTGAGCGGTGATCAACTCAGCCGCGATCTTGTCGTGAAGATGGCTTCGTACTTTTCACGACACGAGGTTGACAAGCAGGGCGAGGGCTACTCACCGGGAGAGCAGGGATTCCCGTCTGCGGGTCGCATCGCGTGGGGCTTGTGGGGCGGTGACGCTGGTCAAACATGGAGCAGCGCCAAGCGAGACACGCTCAATCGCATTGATGACGAAGCGTAAGTAATGCATCCCGCGATCCGCGCAGCACAAATTCGTCTCAGCCAGCTTACGCCACGCTGGATGAAAGCTGCGCGGACGCATGCCTTGATTGCCTTAGCCGACAAGATGGAACCGCGTATGCGGAATTCTTTTTTGAGAGCCGTCGACGAGATGAAGGGCAACATCGACATGGGCATGTTGGCTCAGGCTATAGGCAACAATGATAGGTTGCTTGCGTATACCTCAGTCTTTGAAAAGAAGTGGCCGTCGGCGCTGGCCTCAACCGCCAAGGTGCCTGTCGTAACCTATGGTCTCGCGGGTGATATTGCGTCCAAAGGTTTAGGACGCATCGGCATTCAGACGAGCTTTAATTTGAAAAGCCCAGAAGCGATTAATTGGGCGAGGACAAATAGCAGCAGTCTCATCACAAATATCAGCAGCGAGACACGAAAGGGTGTGCAGTCAGTCATTGGCAGCGCATTCGATCTAGGCATTCCACCAAAGGACGCCGCGAAAGTCATTCGCGACATGGTGGGATTGACAGAGAAGCAAAGCATCGCCGCCTCACGATACCGAGACAAGCTAAGTAATCAAGATCGTCCTGCGGATCAAGTCGAGCGCATGGCCGCACGATACGAATCAAAGCTGCTTCGCTATCGCGGTGAAACCATTGCGAGAACTGAGATCATCTCATCCGCACATGAAGGCCAGCGTGAAGCATGGCAGCAAGCTGTTGATGAAGGATTGCTCGATCCAAGCGAGACAAACCGCGAATGGATTACGACAGATGATGATCGTCTCTGTCCTATTTGTGAACCAATGAATGGTCAGATTGTCGGACTAGATGAAGCATTTATCGATGGAGACGGTGAAGATGTCGAAGAACCACCGGTGCATCCTAATTGTCGATGCACGGTTGGGATATCATTAGAAGCAAAAACAGAACAACCAAAAATACAACCGAAAGAAATAACTCAACAAGAAGAACAATGACATCAGCAGAACTTGATCGCGTCAGCCGCATCATCGACAGCATCACGCTGTCTCAACATAACGCCAAGACCTCAATCGTGAGTGCGGAGGAAGGCCGAGTCATCTGCGAACCGAAGCGCACAGGCGTGGTCATCATGGCGTTCGGGCCAACGAGCAAGGATGTCACGCTGTTCCAGCATGATCCCGCATGGGAAATCTGGGGCTTGAATAATGGCTACTACAACGCGACAGCCTACGATGCGAACGGTGTGCTACGCGCAGACCGCTGGTTTGAAATCCACGAGATGCATGCACAACCTGCCGATGATCTGATCTGGATGAACAAGTGTCCGGTGCCGCTCTACGTCGCTGACCTTAACAAAGCACGAGAGTATGGCGCGATGCCGAATGCGGTGCAGTTTCCACGCGAACGCTTGCAGCAGGAGATTGGCATCGGCTCGTGGTGGGCTTGCACGTTTGCCTACCAGATCGCTCTGGCAATTCAGGAAGGCTTTACGAAGATCGCGTTGCTGGGGATGGAGTTCGGATCACCGCGTGAATGGGTCATGGAACGCCCGAACGTGCTATGGTGGAGCGCGTACGCGGCGGGTCGCGGGATTGAGGTTGTCATCCCAAAAGACTCAACGTTCATGGAACATCCCTACGCTTACGGCATGCATTACGATCACGAGAAGCTCTGGTGCGAAATGCGGATTGATAATCTGATGGAGCAGTGGGGCTACGCCCGAACACCAGAAGGCAAAGACGAACACGACAGGTATCAGGCTGGACTGATCTCGGCATTACCTAAGAACACGCAGTGAGCCGTATTCTTCTAAAGTTCGTATGTTGATCAACCGCATTATCGATCTCAGTACGCACGACGAACCGTTCGTCACCATTGCAGACCTTGCCGCGTATTGGCAGGTGCATCGAGCAACGGTCTATCGAGACATCGCGAAGGGTGCGCTTCGACCGCATTACCTGCCAAGCGGCACCATGCGCGTTTCCATTGCTGACGCCAGAGCCTACGGCAAGCCGCAAGAATAATTGATTAGATGCTCGTCAATATTCCTTACCAGTCGTGTTTCGTCAGGCGCAGTTACATCATTCCAAACATCCACGCTGACGATCTGTCAGTCCTTCCTGCGTGGTGGTTTGCAGTAGAGAACATTATTAATAGGCCGTTGTTGTGTATGGTGCAACTACAGTCAGGTGCGTTGTATGCAAAGCTGCCGCTCTCCGCGCTCGTACATCGTGTGCAGTTTGATCGCATGGGCGCGACGGAGCAAGAGCGTTTGAGCAATCTACAATATTGGGACATGCAGAGTCATGGCATGACATGCACGACGCTCAGCTTTTTGCAGCACAAGCAGATGGAAGCGCAAACAAGGACGGCTGAGAAAGTGAGTGGTCGATACCTTACGACCTTGAGCAATGACAGCGCAGACGCGAACAGTATCAACGTCGGCTACTCTGACTTCCCTGATGTGAAGCAGTATCACCTTGTGCAACTCGACAACGGCAACTACGGCGCATATCCAAACAACTACGTGCGCGTGTGGAACGCAGACTTTGTAGACCGAGACGCAGTGACTGATCGCCTCAGAAGAAACTCGATTAACATGTGGGCCGAAGACGGTCACTAGCCGAGCTAGTCGCTCAAAACACGCAAAAACCCTAGTAAAAACGCTTAAAAATAATACTTGACAGTATATTAAGGATTCAGTATTCTATTGATGTTGATGGCAATGACGCCAGCAACGAACCGGGAGCCTGACATGAACCTTCTCACACAGATCGCACCTACGCGCACCTACGCCACTCGCGAAAATGCAATCAAGGCTTTGGAGATTGGCTGCAAGAAGATTGGTGCAACGATTGACAAGATTCGTTTTGTCATCGCCGTCAACGAGGCTGGCAGGTTTGCTCCGGTTGTGGTCGGTGTCAGTGCGGAGAACAACCAGTTGCTGTTCTGCGGAATCACTTGGGTTGCCTAGTCAGTTAACGGGAGGAGCAACGCTGCTCCTCCCATCAACCTCAAACAGATCAAACAGAAGGACAACATCATGAACCTCAACACTGATCGCGCCATCGGCTATCTCACAATCGAAAACGGCAAGCTCGTCGGCTACAAGGTCGGAGACGGCATGGGCGAGACTCCTGTGATCATCGAGACGGCAGAACACCTTGAGGCAGTCTTTAATCGGGACATGATGTGTTCCAGTTCCGTAGACTTCGCGCATGAATACACGAGCGACCCAAAGGTCTTGGCGCTTGTCGCCATGATTGATCGCGGATTCTAAGAAGGACAACATCATGAACCAAACCAACCGAGTCTCAGAGGTCAACCGGGAACTCAAGGCGCAAGGCATCACCATCCGGCTTCGCGCAGGTCGCGGGTATTACTACTTCGACGGTGACGCCCTCAGTTGGCCGTCGTCGTCGGTGTATGTCTACAGCGCGTCCGACTTGAGTGTGGCCCAATGGCTGCACGAATTCGATGCGCTTCTCGCGAGAGGCATCAAACGTTAAACGCAAAGTTTACTCGCTCAAAACACGCAAAAACCCTAGTAAAAACGCTTAAAAATAATAGTTGACAGTATGATTAGGATTCAGTATTCTATTGATGTTGACGGCAATGACGCCAGCAACGAACCGGGAGCCTGACATGAACCTTCTCAAGACCGACCGCACCTACGCCACTCGCGAAAATGCAATCAAGGCTTTGGAGCTTGGCTGCAAGAAGATTGGTTCAACGATTGACAAGATTCGTTTTGTCATCGCCGTCAACGAGGCTGGCAGGTTCGCTCCGGTTGTGGTCGGTATGAATCATGAGAATAACCTGATCATGTTCCACGGGATCACTTGGGTCGCGTAGTCAAAACAAATACAAGAACAGGAGCTAATCATGAACACCAACACCGACCGAACCTACAAAGCCGTGATCCTCAAAATTGACAACTGTTTTCCTAACATCATCCGAAGAGTGATCGGTCCTTTTAAGAGCGACGAAAGCGCACAATTGCACCGAGCCGAACTGGAGACCAATGACCGCGACGCCGAATATGTCTACACTGTGGAACTGCTCGACCCGCCTGAATTCGGAGGAAAATACTAATGGAAATTTACAAGGTCATGAAGCAACAGGGACGAAAGCGATGGGGCGTCTATCGCATCATGCCAGACTCTAAGATACCGGTTCTGGTAGAGGGAGGATTCTTTAACCGTGAGGTCGCCGTATTGGTCGCCCGTCAGTACAGGAGAAGAACTAGATGATTATTGATCCCATTAACGACATCGAGAACTCTGACTGCTCAGAAGTCGAGTGCTGCCGTCATTGCCGAGAACTCATCGAACCCGGAACTGAAGTGCCATACAATGGCTGGTGGTGGCATAACTGCTGCGTTCCCTGCCTTCCGTTGTGCGATAGCTGCGGCCAAGGAAAGGTGGTGTGTGATGGATGCTAATCAAATTGAGCCTTCGCGGAAACCGTGTCCTTTCTGTCGCGCTCGTCAGTCTTATGATGAGTCTGAGCATCGAGCCTTTCATTCGCCTGACTACTATCACAACCATTGCTGCAAGTGCGGAGAGCGTCTCATCTTCTCAAAGCCTCTTGGTGGGCCTTCTACGTCGTGGAAATGGAGAAAACCATGAGTGAGCGATGCTACTCTCGTAAGAAGTTCTGGTCGTGGCTCGTCATCGGCTCCGATGTGCAGACGCTCTCAAAGCATTGGCTCCAGAACAAGATGCCAGAGCATGATGCGTGGACGCAAAGTCAGCAGCTTCCCGGCATGGCATTAATCGTGTCTGACACCAAGTCAATGGAGCGTCAGAGATTCTGGGAGCGGCTGGCTGGGCAGACACCGCGCATTGTCAGGGACAACGTGCGTCCGTTAAAAGTCAAAAATCAGTGAAGCCGTTTATCTCTCACACCTTTTCTGCTGCTCTCACTGGCAGAGAACTGGTCTTGGCATCTATGGCAGATGGATGGCATAGCTGCCTTGATCTGCAACGCAAGACCGGTCTTTCAAGAACGAAAGTTCATAGCACACTACAGCAAGGAATCAAAAATCATCGGATAGAGTCTGAACATACGTGCGCTGGTGGCCGCATGCGTGGCACGACGCAGCGATACAGGCTCAAAAGACCAGTCTTACCCTCTGCAAGCTCATAATGTTCTCGTTGTCGCATCTGTCGCGGTAGTCTCTTCCTTCCTAAAATCATTCCTGCCATAGTTCACGCACATGCCATTTGGTGGCTCGTGCGAGTTCGCTGATTTCGACGCATGCGTTGCGGCGAATCAGGACAAGTCGAGTCCCGGTGGTTATTGCTCTGCGCTCATGGCTGAGACAGAAGCGAGTTGCGCCACAGCGAAACCGAAAACGATGAAATACGTTTATCAGACAGTTACCGCTGCTACGCTGCAAGCCTCGACAGAAACTGCCACGTGCATGATCTCCACGATCAACCCTGATCGTGAAGGTGATCGTGTTGTCCCTGAAGGTGGCAACTTCGCCAACTTTATGAAATCGCCCGTGCTGATGTGGGCGCATGGTGGCACTGATGGTTACGCCTCAGTGCCAATCGGCTGCTTGACCGCGCTGGAAGTCATGCCGGGACACGGCGTCAAGGCCGAATGGAAATGGCTTGAAGGCGATCCGTTTGCAGATCGCATCAAAAAT